GTACCCAGCCAGGAATCGAACCTGGATATCCACTGTGTTAAAGTGGCGTACACCCTGCCTGGGTTTGGCCCTAAGCCAAGAAAGCCTCTCCCTACGAGGATGGGAGTGGCAATTGTCATTTTTCATTTTTGTTCACTTGAAGGTCTGAACAAACATAAATGACAAAAGAAAAACGGACCTGCTCGCACAACGCAACCATGTAAGCGTTGAATCAAAAACCAGATATTGTAGGAAGACCAAGCGATACCACACACTTGATCTTCCTAAACCAAGTAACCATTGAGAAAAGCTTGACCTCTATCTAGACCATAGTCTACATAAAAGAATTCCTCAATGGCCTTACACACGATAACAGACCCCAGCCTCATGTCCATTATCCTGTGGCATAATTCCTCCAGATCAACTGGAGTTAGATGTGGATAGCGCTTACACACCTCCTCATCTGAGATGATGTGATGCGATCTATCTACATCTGTAATATCCTTGCGGATAATTGGTTTCCGCCCTGTGCGGAAACGTGCTCGAAGTGCCACAAACACTGAGCAACTTGGCTCGTTCTTCCAGCCAAGCACAACATTCCCTACATATACTTCGGCCCGGCGCTCAAATGACATATTACGAAACTCAGCATCCGTGACTCCAAGCTTAATGTGGTCCAAATCACCATCTATTTTGCCAAAGCTACGGAAAAGAGTTCCTAAATTAATCATTGGCACAATCTCACCCTCAGTGGACAAGAATGAAGAGTACTTTAGGAAAGTTTGTTGCTGCATGCATGAACGACGAACGACTGTGACCTTGTGCCCAGCAAAATTAGCACCAGTTTCGATGGTCCTTTCCAATCTGCCTCGCATGCCATCACTGATGCCTCCAGACTCGACGATGACACTTACGATTTCTAGGACGATCAAAAGAGACGCCACATCGTTAACCGCAGTTGTAGTTTCATGCCCACTACCTTCTAAAATATACTGCGGTTGCATCCGGATGAACTCCTCCGGATCAGAGGGATTGCGACATGTGATGGGGGATTGAAGTCGTTCTATTAATGCTTCACACATATCAATTCCGACTACATCACAAACCAGAGAAAACAACACTCCGTAAGTCAGCCGTTTGTTATTTGAATCACATGACGAGATGTCAATTTCATAACGGTCTGACCACATTGAATTGTACACGGTCATTTTCTGGTCGTCGCTAAATAGGGCCGCATAAATGCCATTAGTGATAAAAGGCGCTTTGATACTCAAGTCATTTCCATAGAATATATCAATGATGACTTCAAAACCAAAGACACTTGAAAAATCCCAGCGCCGGCAGAGTCGAGCCTTAAAAATCTCAAAAACCCAACCTCCCTGAACACACGACATCCCGTAGGATATGTAAACCCTGCCAGCCTTACGAAACTTCCCGACCTCATGCTTAAACATAGCCTCGGGGTCGCTAGTATCGGCAGGTTCACCTCA